CCTGTGGTATTTTCTGGCGCGTTAAGTAACGACTCCCATTCACTCTCGTCCAGACCGCGTGGTAGCGAAGACGGTGCGTCTATAGTGTCCATACTAGTAACTAGACCAGGCTTCTTGGCGTCAGTACGGACCCGGATGACGTCTTGACGACCGGCGCGGGGGCGGGTCTCCTTGATGATGACTCCTTTGTTGGTCGGCTTCGCCTCCGCAACACTATCCATTAATTGCCTATATTCTCTACTTAGCCTCTGGTATTCATTCCAGGTTTTGCCCGATATGTTACCGCCCTTGTAGAACTCCTGCATTTCGGGCGTATTGCCCAGAGCTTTTATCTTTTCGTCTACTTCAAGCGCTTTTATAAACACATCTCTATTTGGGCCATTTAGTAGCTTCTCGTTTGGAGAGCCGGGGATAGGCTTAATGCCGCCAGGCAAGTCTGTCTTACCTGCTTGTGGGGCATCCTGACTCATAGCCTTACCATCACCATTACGGATGATAAGGTCTTGCTTAGGTACGTCTAGGGAGTCGTAGAAGGTGGAGCGAGGGTTGGTTTTACCTACTAATTGGCCCTCATCTCCGTTAATCCAAGCTACTTCGTCCAAACTTACAGTCTTGGAATTAGGCGTCTTGCCACCTGCATATTCACTTGCAAACATCTCAGATGGTGTAACAAACTGGGCTTGATTTTTGCCAAGTGGCTTAGAGCTGTAGACTGTTATTTTGCCCTCTTTGAGTGCTTTTGCGGCTTGTTCTTTAGTAAAGTCTGGGTATACAAATGACTCTGGGTCTTTGAACGCTTCTTGGAATGTTTTAACATCACCCTCTTTGCGAATACCAACGTGGTAGTCGTCTAGCATGGGGTTGTTCTTGTTTACAAAATCCAACTGAGGAGCCTTAGAGTTATACCTCTCACTCATAGGCATGTCAGCACGAGCTTCTACTGCGCGGGCTTCGGCTTCACCGGCTAGATTACGGTACTGAGAGTTAGCCCAGTCACTTCTTAGTTTGTGCCCAGCTATGTTCATAGCCTGTGTGTCGGTTAGTTCGGGTTCCTTAGAAACAGCTTCCAGCACATTCTTCCTAAAAGCTTTTTTACCTTCAGGTGATGCTTGATAGTCTCTAAAGTCAGCAGACGCTTTTGTTAGTGGGTTCGATATGTCGGGCGTATCCCCACCTATAGCGAATTTTTCTTTCTGCTGTATGGCGTGTTGTAATTCATGGATTAGGGTCCTCTTGGTGCTATTCTCGTCAAATAATGGGTTCAGCCTCACGGTGGTACCGTCAAATGAGCCTTTGAAAGACGGGGATGAATCATAGACTACGGGTACGTTTCGCAATTCAGGATATTGTTCATAAAGCTTGGGGTGGTCGAGTACATCACCGAGCTTATTAGACTTACCGAGTTTTGTGGTGTTCAGTTTCGCCCCGCTATCATCCACCTCAAACCGCGGCTTACCGTCTACCCCATCAAAGACTAGGCTGTTCTTCTGTGCGTCCTTAAAGCCCTTAGCGTTCGGCCCAGCTATAAACCCGCCCTGCTTCTCTACCCACTTCTTGTAGGCCACAGGGTCAGTAGGCGGGGTTACTGATTTCTTGTACATGTCTTTGAGCGCCCTGAACCCTCCGGCTATTGGCTTGATGAACTCGCCAGGAGCGATATAGCCGCCTTGGTTCTTGTTTTTATTTTTTTGCGCTTGTGGTTTATTATTAGGTTGTGTCGCGTTACCGTTTCCGTCGTTATTACGTCCGTCATTACTACGTGCTTTGTTACGCTTATCTAAATCTTGCCTACGTTTTTGTAACTTTTTCAATACGGCAAGCTCGTCGCCGTATTGCTTGTTGGTTGCGGCGATAGCTGGTTCCATGTCGGCGCGGGCCTTGGCGTCGCCACGGTTCCACATCTTGCTTTGTGTCTCGCTGACGTCAGCTAGTTCATTCAGCTTATTGGCGCGTATGTTTATCTCGGCGTCCAAAGACTTCATTTCTGGCGTAAGTACTGCCTTTGGAGCTTTCTTGACCCGGACTGGCGTCTCGATTGGTTTTAGGGGTTTCTGGTTATAGGAACCCCTGAGTTCTGCAACTGCGCCCATCCCGGTACCCATCAAGCCACCCATTACCGCTGCTTGAGTTAGGCCAGTGTTAAGCGAGCGGTTGGGGTCGTAAGTCTTCTTGGCTATCAGGTTCTCACCGAACTGTTGGCCGGTGTTCTCTATCGTATTAGCGGCACCAGCGAATAAGGCACGCTTAGTACCGGTGTTCAACGTGCTCCCGATGGTTTTACGAATTGCAGCGTCAGCTATTTTACCCTTACCCTGACTTGCGGTCCTAGCCGCTACGCTTCCTACTGGCAATTTACCTAGAGCTGATGCTGTAGACATGGCGGCTAAACCACCTTGTAGCAAGCCACTTCCCAGGCCTCCAAGTGACTGAGCAGTTCGTGAGCCTCCTGCTTGACGGATATAATGTGCGGTATCAGCAGCCGCCGGGAGACCGTAACGACCGGCGTTCATGGCTAGTCCTACCTTACCGGCAGGAGTGGCAAGGCCAGCAATTATTGTCCCCGCCATGTTGCCAGCCTGGTATGCAAATTTGTTACCGGCGGCGTCATAGGTTTCGGTGTTGCCTTGGCGTATCGGTTCTACTAATCGTGTCCCAAAACGTCGGATTGCATCATTGCCCGCAGCAGTGCCCCCATACTCTATAAGAGACCCCGCCATACTTTGAGGTGAAGCGTATTTTGCGAGTGAACCGGCGGCACCAAAAACAGCGCTTGATGTAGGGTTAAGGTATGTCACATCCTTTGCCCTATTTGCGCCTGTAGCTGCATTGTTGAGAACATAACCCCGGGCTTGCTGTGGGGTTAACCGGCCGCTCACTACATCTTGGCGGGCTGAACGTACTGCCTTGCGTAATCTCTCATCATCTCGTCGTTCTTTATCTGGGTCGCTTCTTGCTTTCTTCCAGTTGTTCGCAAAATCCCAAAATCCCACGGGTCATCCATTCACCACCCCGGTTACTTATTAAGCAGTCCGACGGCGAGTAAACGGTGAGACTGAGTAATTAAGCTCGTCATCTCGTCGTAGTGCTGTCGGGTTCATTGCTACTCCCTGTGCTGCTTGGCTTATATCGCCAAAATTGGCTTGTGTCGTAGCTCCGTATGGGTTGTACCCCTGTTGTAGTGCAAGTTGGCTAAACGCGTCAGTCTGGAGACCCGGGAGATTAGCTGTTGCTCCCTGCGTAATTTGCGCGATACGGTTATTCATCTCTTGGTCGATTACTGCAATGCTCTGAATGGCGCGGGCTGCGGCCTCTTGGTTCATCTGTGCAAGCGCCATGCGCTGTTCGTCACTTGCGTTGGCCATCTGTTCGCGTATCTGCATAGCCATATCCTGATACTGGCGGGCTATATCCCCGGCGCGGGCTGTCTTTTCAGAGTTGAGTGTCGCTATCTGATTGTTGTAGTCAGTCTCCATGGCATTAGTCTGGAGATTAATATTGTTTTGATTCTGGTTGTAGGTGTTGAGCGCATCCCCTCGTTGCTGTGCCTGGAGGGTAGCGAAGGCATGAGGTGCGGTTACGTAAGCGGCTGAACTGTCGGCTGCACCCATGGTGCCAAGTTTGTTACGGAAGGCGTCCACTGAATTACGGATACCGCTCGCTATGTCTCGGAAACTGCGAACTTTGTTCTGGAGGTTTTCACCAGCGGCTTGAGTCATATTGTTCATGCCACCCTGGTAAGATGATTTCAATAAATCGTATTGTGTCTTAAACGAATCATTCAATCGGTTAGTGTCTTCTTGAGCACGCCCGGGCAACATGTCTAAAAAACTTTGGTAGCGGTTAATCTTGTTACCAAAGGCGTTCTGTATTGTTCCAAGCATCCCACTGTCTTGCTGACTTTGAGTGCCTGTTGTACTTGCTCCTGCGTATGAATCTGGCGACTGGCTTCCTTGCTGCAAACTGCCGTATTGTCGTGCGTAGTCCTGTAGTGTAGAAAGAGCTGTATCGCGGCTACCTATTCCACCAAGTGAGTTTCTAATTGACGATGTTACTGGGTCGCTGGGTCCCGCACTCATTTGTGAAGCTGAATACCCTGCATATGCCTTGTCTAGTGCATCGGTGTTAATACCGTAGTTTTGTGTATTGTAATCATTCCCCACGTAATTAAGAGCCCAGGCTTTGTTGGGGTCTGATGCTATCCACCCGCGATAGTCTTGGTTCATTTTTATCTCCAATAAAAAAGCACCCCCGGTTCAAGGGTGCGTTTAGTTCGCTTGCTTGCGGTCTCCCTATTACAAGGGTAGGACTTGATTCGCATTATACCAAAATTAGTATTAGTTATAAAGCATGTGTAGCAATATATAGCTGAGTACTACCAAGCTTATAATGGTCCATGCGCGTATATAATCTCGTTGGTTCATAGCATTGTTACGTCCCAGTGGCCCTTCCACTTCTTAAAGTAATCGTTCTCAACAATCATGTTCGTGCGTCCGTGTTTTTCCTCGAATATTTCATACTGGTCTACTAAGGGCTGTAATGGTACATAATTGGGGTCTGCTCGTTGGTATAACTGACACCAAACTCCTTCTCCATAAATAACGTCTTCGTATTTGTTCGTAACAGTTGGGTACGGTGGTAAATAGCGCCGCAAGAATTTGCCACAGAACATCAAGTAGCGGTCTGCCAACATCACACTACGCCCCCTGTGTTCCTCGAAGATAATATCCCAGACACTATTGTCTTTTACTATCATCGACTCGTTGAGGATTGCTATTTCTTCAAACCGACTGGTCTGGAATAAGTGCCTAACACCATCCATTGCCCATCCATCGTGATTTGAGATAACTACCGGATACCGCGCGTCGATAGAGTTTAATAGCTCCCCTAGCCACGGTGATTCATGGCGGTGGTGAAGTATACCTATCGCTACACTACGCCGGGTTCTTGCCACGTAATTCCCCTTTCTCGTATAAAGTACTGAACCGTACTATTAATGCCATCTTGTAAACTCACCATCTCGTCAGGGTTCATGTGTATCTGTTTGAGGGTAGTAGTGTCAGCCGTAACCCTTGCGTTCGGTGTCTCGCCGGGACGCATAGGCAAGTGTGTTATCCGCACCGGTGCTTTACGGGTAAGTTGAGCTACGGTATCCCGTACCATTGTTGCTACTTCGTTTACGGTATGTGACGTTCTTGGACCTGCTTCTACTATCTTGTTAAACACCTTATTTTCACTCGCAGCTTCCAGTGACTTCACAAGAGCCTTTGCCACGTCTTCTACGTACACCATGTCGGATACTTGCTCACCATCTCCGTAAACTTCAATCGGAATGCCCGCTAGAGCACGACAGATAAACGACGGCATAATCTTACGCACCTTTCCGGGACCGAACGGTGCTGCGGCTATCTGTCCAGGCCCATAAGCATTGACGGCGCGTACCTGATTGATGCGGGTTCCCCGGTAGCGGTTGAACATGATACAGAAGTCTTCTATCAGGCTCTTGGTTAGTGAGTAGGTGGCATACATGCCCCGGTTACCGACACAGATATTCACTCCTGGAATGTCGTATTGAGCGCAGGCTTCAAGAAAGTTCAACCCGCCCTGGACGTTACTGAGCGCGGCGGGTCGTGGGTTCTGGATAGTCTCTTGTGTTCCCAGTACTGCTGCTAGGTGGATAATACCGTCTACATGAGCGGCGAACTCGGTCATAGCTGTGGCGTCCATTACATCACCTAAAAAGACCGATACGCCTTTGGGATAAGTATTGTGGCGGTGTCTATCAAAAACTACTACCTTATAATCTTGTCGTAATAGTTCTTCAATAACATAGCTACCGATAAAACCACTACCCCCCGTTACTCCAATTGTTTTCATCGTATTCCTCCTAGCGCTTCCTTTATGTTTACCCAGTTATGTTCAATGAGCATGTATCGTTTAACGCGCCGCCTAGCGTTTGCGACTAAACGCGCCCTTACGGTTGGCTTGGTAACAAGACGTTCCAGCGCCTTATACCAATCTTCCGCGGTGTTTTTTACAAGAATGCCATCGACGTTTTGGCTGACTGTACGGTTGTACGGTCCATTAGGTCCAAGGTCAGAGCCAACAAACGCAGCGCCCATCATTGCAGATTCCTGCCATTTGATGTCTGACTTTGATAGATTAAAGATACTGTCAGTTAATGGACCTAGTGATATGTCATATTGAAGACTTGGGAACACCTCGTTGAGCCAGGCGTGACCCTTTTTGCCTCCTATATATTTATAACGGCCGCGTGGTAAGTAGTCTTCGACAGGAATACCGCAAGTCGTAAAATATACATGTTTATACCGGTGCATGATTCGCTCAACTGCTTCTGTCATGCCGGTCTGGTGAAGGTCGTTAAAATGGCTTGCGCCGCCGAAGTAACCAATAACCAGCTTGTCGCCGTTGTCTGGCTTGTGCTGTTCATAGGCTTTAGTAATGTAGTTCGGTATTACTGTTATTGTTGCTGAACTTCGTTTTGCAAGTTCCGCTTTTAATACCTCGTTAGTTGTCGTTAGATATTGCGCGTTCCTGATTATTGTTTGTAAGTCGTATGTCTTGTCATGTGACATTTTGAACCACCAACCTATGTTGTCGGGGTTTATGGCAAACACGTTATCATCTACGTCTAGTACAAACTTCGTACCATGTTTGTCTGTTATGAATTGCGTGAGCGCAAACGTCATTGGGTTTAGGAATGACGTATAACTCCCCCATACCACGTCGTACTGGCCTACATCTTCTACGGCTTTCTCTAATTCTGCATCGGTGAATGTTTCTGGAGAAGTTAATTCATGTATGTTTTGTATGAGTGTCTCGCGTTCGGTTATCTCCCAGTCAACGTGTGGCGCAGTGAACCGTAATGGCCTAGCTATACGCCACTCGTCAACCATGTGTGCGTTTTCTGAGTTTCCTGTGTGTATGGCGAGCAGTTTCATGTCCACCCCTTTCCGTTAGTTGGTTACGCTACCCGTGGGTCAATCACTACGCAATAACTACATTGTTTACTTCATTGATGGCTGCTAGGCGGGCTGTCTCTATTGTTTGCGCTGCTTCACCAACGGCTGATTGAGTCTTTAGACGCTTATATTCTTCTTTTAATAAGTTTGTAGCAATTTTTTTTGCAAATTGCCCTTTGGTAACCGGGTTAGTTATCATACCGCCGTTACCGTCATCTACTTGTGACGTCCAGCCGTTGCTTATTGCGAGTGTGTCTATTACATCTACTGGTATATCAAAAGTTACTTGTGGCATTGTTAACTCCTTAATTTATTACAGAACTTTTTGCTCGTAGTACATTGTTCGAATATATGCATGATTACCTGATGCACCATCTACGTTATTAGTAATTAATCCCCCCGGTCCAAAAGCTGTCGTTGTAAACGTTCCGGTAGGGAGGTTGGTTGTTATAGTAGTAAGTAATGTGGTGTTATGATAAAACTTAACATTTACGCCCGTTTCATGCGTAAACCAGAACAATGATGGCTTGTTACCATCGCCCGCCGAAAACCCATCCAGGCTTCCCGTAACGTCTGTTGCTGTTTCATTGGTGCCATTACCCGTGACGGCGTATACGGTAGTAGCACCTGCATCACGATGTATACGAAAACCAATTATCTTTCGAGCAGTGCCAAGGTCGGGGTCTGCCGATGTGGATGTCCAGCTTGCACCGTACCCAAAAAACATCTTATTGTCAGAGTTGTCTGCTAGAAAAGACAAGTAAACAAAATATTTAGAATTGCGGTCTAATAAATTTTGCATCGTTGCTGCTGTAGAGCCCAGGTTAGCGTATACATAGGCCAAGCTTGTAGAATTAGCCCCTGTTGATATGCGTAACCCGTTACTATGATTGGCTACCGCTGAACCAGTGCCACCTGTTCCAATAACAATTTCTGATGTGGTAGGGGTATAAACGCCTCCATATATGTTTTGCCTAAAGTATTCACCACTACTGCCACCTGCTGCGCTAATTGTAGTGTCTGATATTGTTAATCCACTGCCCGCTGTAAGCCAGGTTACCGCACCGGCGCTGTCATCCCAGAACATAAGCCTGTCAGCGTTCGGGTCGGTTAAGTTCGCACCAGTTCCACCGTTTGCCATTGCTATTTGTCCGCTGGTTATGTCAGATGCCGCATGGCTATGACTCGTAGCCGCCTTAGTGCCTAAGCCCGTGTCTACATAGGTCTTTACCGCTTTCTGGCTGGCTAGTTTCGTGTCTGAGTTAGCAGCAAGAGTGCCATCAGTATCAATCGCCGTACCAGAAACACCTGTGTCTATGACGGGGCTGGTAAGAGTCTTATTAGTTAATGTGTCAGTAGTTGCGCGACCAACCAGCGTGTCCGTGGCGGTCGGGAGCGTCACTGTTCCGGTGTTGGATATACTCGATATTATCGGTGCGGTCAGCGTCTTGTTCGTCAGAGTTTGAGAACCGGTAAGGGTAGCGACTGTTGAATCTATATCTATAGTTACTGTATCGGTTGAACTGTCGCCAGTCGTCGTGATACCAGTACCACCAGCGATAGTAAGCGTGTCGGTAGTAGTGTCTGGTTGTGGGCTTGTACCACCGTCAGCGGCAAATGTAGTGAATGCATTAGCTCCACCCCCTCCAGTTGCGTCGGTGTCATTTACCCAGGCTGAACCGTTGTACTTGAGCACCTGTCCGTTACTAGGAGTCGTAATTGTAACGTCGGAAAGGTCGTCAATCGCGTGGGTATGACTGGTGCTTGCCTTGCCATCAAGAGCCGTCTTGGTAGCCTTAGCGCTTGGGATGGTGTCGTCACTGGCACTCACACTGGATAAATCGGTATCTAAAACACCGGCGGCCAGGTCAGCTACCTCTATGTTAGTAATACTGTTACCCGTACCATTGGCGTCTATCGTCTTGTTGGTTAGTGTGTTGGTGCTGTCAGCCGTAACGTAATCAGTACCGGCGGTGGCTGCTGCCATCGTACCGGTTGCTACTTTTACCAGACCATCACTCAATCCATGAGCCTTGGTTACTAGGTTTGCTGCTGTTACTTTACGGTTGGCGGGTGTGCCGCCTGGGTCATTGACTGTTACTACCAAGTCATCACTTGTTGGTGAAGTATCGGCGGTTAGAGCGCTAATTTTGGTCATTTCATTACTCCTGTGTTTAATGCTTTATCTATTGGCCAGTGCATAGCTAAGAGCCGTTGTGATAGTGTTCTACGCTTAATGCCAGTTTCCTTCGACCACTCGCTAATAGTTTTGGTGACACCCTTGTAGGTGAAGCGCCTGGCAGTAGCGGTGTTCTTTGTATTCTTTGCCTGTTCAATACGGTCGGCCCAGCGGCAGTTTTCTGGGGTGTAGTCTCCGTCGTTATTAACGCGCTCTAATGTGTAGCCCTGCTGGTAAGATGCGCCCATGTCCTCATAAAACTTTGCAAACTCTTGCCATCTTTCACATACCTTAATGCCCCGCCCACCATATCGGTGATAGCCTTTTATTTTAGAGTTTGTGCACCGAGTTTTCATGTTCGCCCATGTTGAGTAAACAGGTGACTTGTATAGACCCTTGTTATAAACCTCACCCAAGTAACGGCGGGTATTGCCCTTGCTGGCACAAGAAGCACAACGGCCACTAGTGGAAACGTACTTATAGGTTCTACTAACTTCCTTAACATCTCCGCAATGAGTGCATGTCCTGGTCATACTATTCAACCTCTATCTCCACGCCTGTTTCTAATAACATCGTCAGTCCATCTTCTGTTTCTAGGTAAGTTGGGGTAGCCCCACCACCGCCGCCAGTCGATACGGCCGAACCATCAACGTTCAGGACTAGTAGCCCATACTTGCCTGGTGAGTCAGCCGACTCTACTGCTTCTAAACGGACCAGTGAATTAGTCGCTGAGTTATAGCCCAGTAGCTCAACGGCCAGTACCTTAAACTCATTGTCGAATGACCAGTTAAGTACCCGCTGTTCGCTTTTCTCGGTGTCCGGTTTGCTTTGTCGGTTGGGGTTAGCCATTGCTTAAAGTCCGTTTAGTTTGCTTTGCTGTTTGAATCGTTTGTAAAAAGTCGATATACGCTGCTACCTTGGTCAATTTCATCAAAGTACGCTCTGACTTTTCCACTCCTGCCTTCTTTTCAAGTTCTTTGAGATACTCGCGTGCGGCGGTTGTACTGTTTTCTAGCTCTTGCTCCGTCACGAGTTCTTTTAGATGGGTCTCTATCTTTTTAGCTTCCGCTGACTGGCCGTCCTTTTCGTTCCAAAATTCTGCTAATTGGTAGTAGTCAGCAGTGAACGGATGCTTGTGTTCGTCTTCGTAGGTATAGAGTAGTTGGCCGTTTGTAGCACTATTGCCAGTAGTTGTGGTGTCTACTGTTTGCGGTGGCGCAGATTCAGCCGGGGTGCTTGGGCTACTGCTTCGAAAAACCGCGCTAGTCGTTGTTGCTGAATCGCTCAAGACGTTCCTCCTGCATGTACTCATTAATCTGCGAACGGTATTTCCACATCCATTCTTGGTCGTTGACCCGTGAAGCCTTAACAAACTTCTCGCGTAGTCTGGTTAATGTGCGGTCATTTAATTGCTTTTTGATTTTGCAATATGTGTTATAGGCCAGTTGACGCTCAAACATGGGGAGTGATACGTCATGGAACTGTTTGTGCAGGTAGTACAAGTCAGCTTCGCGGCTCTGGTCCATATCAGTTCTTGTCGTAGTGTTGTTGGTAGGTATGGTGGGTAACCGTCTGTACACCTGGTATCGGGCCGTCTAACTGGTCGCCAACAAAATGTACGTGGTTCATAGAACCCTGACCGATTACCTCCAACACCTCGCTTATTTCGCGGTAATGTTTGTGTGCGATTTGGAGCGGGCTGAGACCGTTGATGTAGTCTTCCTTAATCTTGGCCCGTTGGTCTTCTGTTAATGGTGGCATTCCACCCTCCTTAACTTAGTTGTGGGAGTCCACCCACTCCCTTGACAATACTGTTGTACTATTATGTACTATGCAGTTGCTCCCGTTTTAACATTTATAATCCAGTTCGCGTTAAGCGTCTTGGATACAAATGAAGCGCCCCATGACACCATGCTAAATCGTCCAGCAGCGTTACCGCTGTCGATGTTGGTATGAGGGATGATGTAAAGCTGCGGCTTGTCGCCTTCCAGGTCAATACAGCCAAAGGCGTCTGAACCATGGATGAAGTTGCTATACACCGTTGCTGTCGATGACTCGGTCTTCTGGTTAGGTGTGTTCAAGAAACGAACACCGTACAGTTCACCGATTTCACCGCGGTACAGGTCAGTTGTGTCGCTGTAAGTCTTGGCATTTACCCAGGTGCTGTCGCCCATCAGGTCGTACTTGGTGTATGGACCAATCTTACCCATGTAGCTTGCGCGGCCTTGGTACTTGCGAGCCTTGTTTGTTTCAAGTGCGCGTACAGCCTTGCGGATTTCGTTTGCGCTCAAAACGTCGCTTGCAGCAACAGCCGTCAGTGCAGCCTTACCGGCGGCAAACTGAACAGTTGCACCAGTGAACAGTTCGTTGCGGACTAATTCGTCAAGAGTCTCGCCCATGTTCTGACCAATAACTTCAATCTTCTCTTTGTTGTTTTGGTCGATGGAAGTCTGGCTCAAGAATCGACTAATCTTAACGGTTGTACCGTACTCACCAAGGGTTGCGCTGACAGTTGAAGCGGTCAGTGCGTTCTCACTTGGGTTCGCACCTTCACTCAATGCTGTGGTGACAGTTGCCAACGGAGTGTGGCGAGTGAAGTAAACGGTCTTACCTTCGTTCTTTGGTTGTGAGCGCATCTGAGCGCCCTCTTTGTGAATGTACTCGTATTCGGCGCGGGCCAAGAAAGTCTTTTCGTAGTAGATTGCGACTTCGTTGGACAAGCCGGAGGTTGTTTGTGCAGCCATAGCTGTGTATCTCCTTTATTGTCCCGTGACCCCGACGTTTGTCATGCCTAGCGTTGAACTATTCCCAGTTTGCGTTCTAGTTCATTCAAAGACATTTCTTTGGGGTCTTTGGGGTTTGATGGTGTTGTAGTTGTTGGTGTTACAGCAGACTCTCCAGCTTGTCGTTGCAAGTTCTGGATGTTTTGCGCGGTGGCTTCTTGGCGGGCTGAGTTGATGATGTCCATTTGTTCTTTAACAAACGCATGGGGTGATTTCGTATAGCCCGTTATGTTGCCTTCTGCGTCTTTGACTGCATACGCTTCGTACCACTGGCGGGAGAGTTTATCGTCGAGTGCTTTATTGTCTTTTAACTCAGAGAACTCGCTATAGACACGCTCGGTGTCCATTTCTAACTTCTCCTGCATTCGCTCCATTTTGAGCGCTTGTAGTTCTTGCAAGACAACATTGTTGTTGAACTGCAAAGCTCGATAGTCGCCTGGGTCAATCTCATCTGGTATCTGCATTTGTGCGGCTTGCTGGAGTTGTTCGGCCAACATGTCGCGTTCTGCTTGGATACGCTTCTTTTCACTGACCAGTTCACGGATACGGCCATTGGCGTTACGCTGCGGTCTGTCCTCTGTCTCTGACACTTCTGTTTCTGGTGTCTCGACTGACGGCTGAGGTTCCGTATCAGGTGTTTGTTCAACAGGTGCCGACTCTGTTACGTTGTCCTGAGAAACAACGGGTTCTTCTAACGGCTGTTGCTGGTCGTCCACTCTCGTACCTTTCTTTGTTAATCGTCTGGTTCGTCCGACGAGACGGGAGCATGTGCGCTCTGCTCCAATCCAGCCTGTCGGGGTGGAACAACAGGCCGGGTTGCAACAGATAGCTTTGGGGAGCCGTCTGGGTTTAGACCCTGATACTTAATGTGCGGTGGGAGGAACATCCCGTGTTCATTCGGGCATGACTGACAAATAAGCCTCATACCGAACTGTCGCCACTGATGCCCTGTCAGTTGCGCCTTCGGTAAGTCGTCTAGGTTTACCTCATAGTCAAACCTCTCCCGGCGTGGACTGTTCGGCAAGTTCCACCCGCCGTTTGAGCTTCCGTAAGTATTCGACGATGATGGCTCTTGCCCGGACGTCGGCTGCGAGTTCATTTACTCCACCTCCTGTAAATGCTTTAAATACTGTAATGTCGCCATAGTTTGCTATATCCTCGTCAATAATCTCTACCAGCCGCCTCCAGCCATCGGATTGTTGGACTGTTCCCAAAACCCGCTCATCGTTGAGTTGCTGCTGCTCTATCTGCTTGGTCTCTACCGTCTTCTCGGCTTCCACTGGGACTGAGGGTATTAGCTCTGGAATGATAACGTCGCCGTCCATTTAAAGCCCTCCCATCTGTGCTAATTGTTCTGCTAGTGCGCGGTTCTCTGGGTCCTGTATTTGATACATTGCTTCTGTCATTTGTTGCCGGTAGGGGTTCGGTGCCGGTGGTTGGCCCTGTGGTGTCCCTTGGGGTGGGGCCGTGCCCCCGTCCATGGGTGCTTGTAGTTGCATGAGTTCTTCTTCACTTAATTCTTTGATGATTTGCTCTGCGTCTTTGAGGCTGGAAGTCTTGATGACCTTCTCAATCAGCTCTCCAATATTCAGGCGCTTCTTCTCGGCCATAAGCATCTGGTTGATGTTGTCCGGGCCTATCTGGAGCAGCAGCATAAGCAGCTCGGTGGCCCGTTGGTGCTCGGCTAGGTCGTCCTTGACCATACTGGAGCCCATATCAATGATGAAACGGTACTGTCCCTTGAACTTACTAGCCGGTATCTTGACCCTTACGGCAGGCTTCGGCTTGTTCAGTTCTTCTTCGCTCTCACCAGTCAAACCCATGCTGCGAGCGCGGTTAACATCTTCGTTGTGTACATAAAACTCTATCGGTACGTCGTTGTTGGCTATCAGCATTTCCACAAACAGTTCCACTAACTCGCCGTAGGCGGTCTCATACATGTCGCGGTCCCAGCGGTCACGAGTGCCCTGGCGTTGCTCCTGTTGCTGGAGTGCCTGCGGGGTCTTACCGAACGACGGATTGCCGTCGGACTGGCTTATCATGGTGTCGGACGAACCGAAAAGGTTAAGTTGTGCTGACTTTAAGAACTGATAGATACGGATAAATGAATCAAGGTTCTGGCTGCCAACACTATGGGTCTGAACAGAGTTAAGATTCTCCATACCCCAGAAAGCACCCGGTTCCCAGCGTAGCGTCGAGCGCTGCACTTCACCGCTGATATATTTATGAATCGGGTACACGTTGTACTTAGCCCCGTCGTGGGCCAAGTTGACGAAGGAGTCGGTCGCCTTCTGGAGTGACTCGCCGCGTTCGACTTCACCGACGCCGTAGGATGAGGTAATTAGTGGCATGGTGTGCTTCCAGATGACCGGTATCTTGCCGGACGGGAGGCGGTTGGTAATGTCGCGTAGTATCTCGTTGTCGTAGTCTGGACAGAACGTCACCCAATGACCCTTTTTGCCTCGGGCATACTTGGTGACTATCTCTATCTCACTGGTACTACCCTGCTCGTCAGAGTTACGAGACGGGTCAATGGCGGTCTGTCGGTTGCTGTCGCTCTTAGCCGCTGGTTTCGCGCCGTCCTTGATAGCTCGGAGTACACGGTCAATGCCTGCCTTACTCCAACCAGGAAGCTTTTTCTTGGATTCCAACCAACTCTTACTGACAAAAGTAGAAACATATACATACTCAGCGTCGTAGGTGCTGCTCTTACCGGCCTGGATAAAGACGTTGCGCGGGTTGAGTAGCATACAGTCTGGACCGACGTACTCATCATCGACACGCCAGTAAGCCAGCATTGGCATATCGGCATAGATGTAGGAATTAAATACCCACAGGCGATTCTTGATTAAGAAGGGATACTGAGTGTTGCTGTTCGGGTAGACGTAGTTATTCAGCGTCAGGTCAATAATGTCAGCTATATCTTCCTCAGCTTCGTTTGCTGAACGTAGCTTACCGCTCGGTGTCTGACCACCTACACGACTGGCGCGTTCCCATAACATAGCTGACAATGAGCCCTCAGAGATTCGTGACTTAACCCCGGATGGGGTAGCGGTAATCTTACCGTAGCCTATAAGTTCGCGGTCGTCCCAAGTGGAACGTGCGACAGTTTGTGCGTTCTTGGCCGCTGAATATTCTTTTGACAGTTGTTCTTTAAGAGATTCGGACACGGGGTTCTTTCAGCCCCGTTCTGTCCGGTTGTGGCATTCGTTTGCATTATATCACGAAGGGGTCCTAAAATTAATCATTTTGTAGTCGTGCTCCTCTATGCGCTCGCACTCACCCCGGCTGTTTATCTCTACAGTAATTGTCATCTTGTGCTTGGCTTGTTCTTCCGGGTTGGCTTCGGCGTAGGCTTTGAACTGTTTACCACGCTCTATCATGTAGGCAATAAGCGTACTCCAGCCTTCCATCTTGTAGCTGTACGCCTTAGCGATGGCCACCTGACTGACCCGTCCCTTGTGCTTCTTTACGCTGATAGGTTGAATGTCTGACTGGCCGTACTGCATGTCCGACAGCTCGCGGATAAGCTGCTGCAAGCCTTGGTCAGCAAGCAGTTCTTTCATGTAGTCGCTCATATATAGAATCCCTGTGCATCGAATAGCGGGGTAAGCTCTACGTGTTCATCCTGTAGTGGTGGGTTCTCGGTCTGGAACAATTGCCAGGCGATTGACATGGCCATGATTAGGTCGTCGTGGGCACCGGCCTCAGCCTGAGCTTTGACTGTCGCGGTAGTTGTTTTAATAACAAACGAGAACATTTCTGTAATCGTCGGTTTGTCATAGATTCTTATAAGCTTCTTGTCCACTGCTTCCTTGAGCATTTGCAGCATGATAGGCCGCGTAGCGCTGTTGGTATCCCATCCCAAGCGCGGGCCTGATTCTGTACGGTCTGTTAATCCAACATTAGCTTTCATTTGGTAGATAATATAATCACCTGTGCGGTTCAAGGCGGCAAGCCTGTCTACCTCAAAAACACCGCCATTGTTGCGTTCTATCGCTATCACGGGCCTTACTCCTGTCATCTTTTTTATGTTCAATAGTTCCATATGGAGTTGCGGTGTCATTTCAGTGGCTATCGTCTTACTGTGATAGACCAGCGGTACATCTAATTTTGTCTTACTGAGAAACTGAGCTGTACAGTAATCTCCAAGACCGGTAGCTGTATCAGCGCCTACTACAACGAACTCTCCGGGTTCCCACTGGCGGTACCGTCTAAAGCTCATTCAATTACCTCGATAATTACTACACGGTAACGGCGTTTCTCTATGTGTACCTGTAGTGTGTCTCCTACGTTAGGCATGTACTGGCTCCCGTGTCTGGCTTAAGTACCAGGCCAAGGCTTCACGGTCAAAGTATTGGTCGCCACTGGTCAGGAATGCCTCTTGTGGGGTCATGGGGTATTCTTGTTTACCGAGTCGGCCAAGTCGTTTGTACGCCGCCTGGATATACGCTTCGTCGTACTCCCAGAGCGGTGAATAGAACAAGGCGGCCATGTCTGTTTCATCATTGACCGCTGACTGCCACGTATCGTGATACGAATTAAAACCATTTGCAGTTGTCTCATAAATCTTATGCGCTCCCCTCACGCAAGCTTCACCAACACCGGCTTGCAGGGCTTTCATGTCTTTGGCTAGTGACACCTCGGTAACGTGTAGATATGTAATGTCGTCACCACGGCCAAAGCTGTCTACCTTTGCTGTACCGACTCTAAGCGCGTTCTGCCAGTAATCGTAGCCACCTTGAGCGTTCGGTGCCTTACCCTCCCAGACCAGCTCAGACTTGGAATTGTACTTGAGCGGTATCTTAAACTCTTTGCCCTGCTGCTGTGTCAGTATCAGTTGGTAGGAGTTCAGGTAGTGCTTGGCCCGCTGGAGCTGCTTCTCGCTAGCTGACTGGTCGAAGGACATGCTGACACACTTCTCATTGCGGCCTAGTACGAACTTGGCGGTAGCGATACCGAGTGCCGTGGAGCTAAATCCCATCTTACGGGCTTTGAGTACCAGCACCTCGTAGTATCGGCTCAGTTGGTAGAGGAAGTCACGCTGGGCTGGTTGTTGGATAAATGGTACCTCGACCATGTCCTTGTTGACGATGGTGAAGCGTTCAGCCATAAACCTTTCATAACCGCGCCAATTAAAACCAGTGTCGTGTACTGTTGGCTTATTCTGTAACGATATAAGTCCTCTATACGGCTCGTAAGATTCAGATGTCGTAGTTTGTTCGTTCATCCTGTACCACTTGTATGAATACTGTGTTACTACTACCACCGTCTTGTTTGACACCTAGTAGTGTCTGCGCCATCCCAGAGGCTTTAAGCCGTATAGCGTGGTCGGGTATCTCTTTGTCCGGTTCAGTTGGGCTCGTGACTATCTTAATAGCGTCCAATCCATCAGCTATCGGCTTCACTATTTTGTCTATCGTGATACCCTGCCGGGCCATGGCTTCCTGTAGTGCCATCTGCACGTTAACATTCTTTAACTCAGCACTAGCCCTGACTGATGCCGTCGGTTGGTGCTCAATACCAAACGCTTCCATGGCGGCTTTGTACTTCGGCTTACCCTCGACAATAGCCTTCACGAACTTGGCCCTCTTAACAGTCAGTTTCGGTTCCTTATCCACCTTTTTGTCCGTTTCGTTTACTCAGCGAGACTGCGTAGTATCTTTGTTCTTGCGAGATGTTTGTTTGCAAAATAGAATCTAGTGTTGTTTCCAGAGTTGGGAGTTTTGCCTGTGTTTGGTCAGGCGGCTACGCGTCTCGTCGTAATGTTCTAGGTATTCCGTAGAAAAACCTCGCTCAGTAGACGAAGGAAGAAGGTGGCTCTTTACACATTGCTGCGTCTTTAGCCGTTTCGCTGCATTATACCACGAATTTAGTAATAATTCTCACTTACCTGAGAGGTATTTGTGTATACCCTAAGAACCATAGGGAGGTGTCTTATGATTCGATGTATAGACGACTTACGGGGTTTAGAGGATTATGAGTACAGGCTACCAAGGAATAGGTATACGAACCTGTAGGCTCATTGCTGCTCCTTGAGTTCGGCTATGCGGTCTTGATATTTTGTATAAACGTATTGTCTGGGTGTACCGTCTAAAGGTATATAGGGGTCTTGCTTATCTAGTTCAACTAAGAAGTGGTTTAGCTCATCTATCCGTGCCTTGTCTACTTCTGAAGCTATAAGGTCTTTGATGGCTTGAATCGTGAACTGCCAATCACTTTGTAAATCTTCGTAGTTCTTCAATACGATTTGACCTCGTGGTGTTCGTTCTAGCCCGATAATCTTTTCTAGCTCATCATCTATAGTGCTGCTCATAGTAGTGTTTCGATAATCTTCTGAAAATCGCCTCCTGATAGGTTGTCGTTAAATATCTCGTATGTTGTGTCGTATAGGTACGACCCATCGGGTTCACCCTCGTCTAAGACTCTTTGATACCAATTAATGACTGGTTTCAGCACTTGCCGCAAGACTTCTAGCTTTTCGTCGCTGCTCATCCTCTACTTCCTAGCGCTTCACGTTGCTCGGCTCTTAGGTTGTTGCGCGTGTACGCTTCTTCAGGCACCCCGCAATCATCACAAGTCCATGGATTGACCAGTGGTTTACCATTGGTATGCTTTTCGCTCTGGCCAATTATCAGCCGCTCCGTTGCTTCAGTGATTGCGGTCAGGGCAGTCTCTCTCTTTGCTACGTTTACGTCATAATCCTCACGTATGCCAAGTGGGTTGACAACACCGCTAGTTACAACAGGGACGCAGATTTCCAATATTTTCCTTACAGCTTCCTGCCATTCTGTACTTGTCATCTCTACCTCCTTAGTTAAATATTGCTCTCACTATCAGCCGTACTCCCCGCCAGAGAGCCACCAGACTTGCGTAGGCGACTGCTCCGGCTGCGGTGAAGTACAGAAACGTGATAAACGCTGCGAACAGTCTCATGCTATTAATGCTTCAAGATACTGCTGCTTAGTAATTGACCGGTTGCTAGCCATAGCTAGGTCTGCGTCGTGCTTCCGACCTACTTTTGGCTGGACCCATTCAAGGTAGAGCTTCCCCTCGATAGACGGATGCTCCATTTTTAAGCAGTATTCCGTGTCTCCGGTGTCCATGAAGTTCGGTACCTCGTACAGTTCAACACCTCGCTTACCTGTGTTGACTAACTTGGCGTGTACCTGCTCAAGTAGCCTGTCTGGTCGTAGCATCTGTAGTGCGGCGGGGCGCTGCTCATTGTTCAGGCCCATTTGTGCAAACTCGCTAAGTGTTACGTCTTGGCTGACAATTCGCTCCCAGTCTTCTTTTTTGAACTTAACCCCATGCAGGTAATAAAATCCTGTTCCGTCAGCCCACTCAATCGCTTTGTCGTGGTCGTAGTGCAGCCGTCCAGCCTGGTTTCTCACAAGACGTATCGGCTTGCGTACTAAGTAGGCGGTGTCTGCGGTTACATAGAACCCGTTGACTAGCTCTGTGAATAAACATAGATGCTCTAGGTCATTTTGTTCTAAGTTGTCATTAAAGAACTTATAGAATGACATATCATCAGCCCAGTACCAGGCCCTGACGCTGTCCCTGACGCTGTCCCTGACGCTGCCCCAGACGCTGGCCCCGACGCTGCCCCTGACGCTGCCCCAGACGCTGTCCCTGACGCTGCCCCAGACGCTGCCCCTGACGCTGTCCCTGACGCTGTCCACGACGCTGCCCCAGACGCTGTCCACGACGCTGTCCACGACGCTGTCCCTGACGCTGTCCACGACAGCCTTACTACTTGAAAACGCTACAGGGGAGTCGAACCACACAACCTCAGTAAACGGCCTTAA